TATATAAACTGGGAAGATTACAGAGAAAGCCCAGCAAAAAGACCAGAAGATGTATATTGGAAGGCAAGAAGGCATTTATTAACTAGAGATGAATTAATAGAAAAAGGTTTTAAAAATGCTAAAGATATACCTTTAAATTGGTCTCCAGAGCCTACAGAAGGCTATCAAGAAGAATATTCTGAGATATTCTCCAGAGCAGAGGTATGGGAAATCTGGGATAAATATTCCAGTAAAAGATTTTTTATATCAAGAGGGTACAATGAAGTCTTAGCAGAAGATGATGACCCTTATGAATTAGAAAATTTTTTCCCATGCCCTGATTCATTAGTAGCTATAAGAACAAATGAAACAAATGTTCCTATACCAGAGTTTACTTTGTATCAAGACCAAGCTGATGAATTAGATAGAATTACAACAAGAATAAGTAATTTAATAGAAGGATTAAAAAGAAGGGGTGTATATGATGCTTCTGTGCCAGAATTATCACATTTAGCTGATGCTGGTGATAATGATTTTGTACCATCAGAGAATTTTGCACAATTAGCAGCAAAAGGTGGACTACAATCTGTATTTCAACAAGAAGATATAGCACCTATTGCACAAGTTTTATCTGGTTTATATCAACAGAGAAACCAAATATTAGATACAATTTACCAAATAACAGGCATATCAGATATTATTAGAGGTTCTACAAAAGCTAGTGAAACAGCTACGGCACAGCAATTAAAAGCACAGTTTGGTAGTATGCGTATGCGTAAAAAACAATCTGAAATAGCTGAATATATTAGAGATTTATTTAGAATAAAAGCAGAAATTATAGCAGAACACTATGAACCAGAAACTTTAGCAGCTATGACAGCTCTTACTATAACCCCAGAAATGATGCAAATAATGCGTGATGATAAATTAAGAGGATATAGTATAGATATAGAATCAGATGCTACTATTTTTACAGACGAAGAAGAAGAAAAAAAGACTAGAATTGAGTTTTTATCATCTTTTGGTGCATATTTACAACAAGCTATAGGTATAGCAAATCAATCACCTGCATTAACACCATTAGCATTTCAAGCATTACGATTTTTAATGGGTGCATGGAAAGTAGGTAGAACTTTTGAGGATGTGATAGATAGAACAGAAGCACAACTAACACAACAAGCTCAACAAGCATTACAAGCTGGTCCACAACCTTCAGAAGCTGAAAGAATTGCAGCACAGAAAATGCAAACAGAGATGGCTAAAGAAGAATTAAAACAACAAGGCAAACTAGCAGATATACAAGCAAGAGAAAGAGCTTCTGGCAATAAAGTAGCTACAGAAGCACAATCAAGCCAAGCAAGGTCTAATGCAAAAAAAGAATTAGCATTATTAGAAAGTGATATGAAAATAGCTGAAGAAATGAATAAGGAAGCAAGAGATGAGTTACAGAGATAACTACGACAATATAGACTGGACTAAAAGTAATTATAAAGTAGTAAAAGCTACAAAAAGAACAAAATCACACCAAGTTATGGGTGATATACAAGAATTTGTGTCTCCAATCGATAAATCTGTGATAAGCAGTCGTTCTCAAGTAAGAGAACATGAAAGGAAACACAATGTTAGGCAAAGTGGGAACGATTATACAAGTTCTACAAAACCTAAATTTTGGGATAACATGATTAACAATAAAAGAGGATAATATGACAGAAGAAAGCACTCCTAAACAGGAATCAGCACCAGAAAAAGCACCAAATTTAGATGCAGTTTTGGAAGGTGCAATAAATCAAGCACTACCGACTGAAGAAACACCCACACCTGAGGAAGTTAAAAAAGCTCCTCAACCTGACACTCCACAAAAAGTGGATGAAACTAATTCCGAAGAATCTGATTCTGATTCATTAGACCAGGTAGCTCCTGAAAATGAAGAAGAAACCCAAGATTCTACAGAAGAACCTTCTGATGAAATAGATGATGCTGCTGTAGCTCATGTTCAAGGAGAGGATTCGAAAGAACCCCCACTAGAAGCTCCGAAAAACTGGTCAGAAGATGTAAGAAGCAAGTTCAAGGATTTACCTCGTGATGCACAGGAGTATATGCTAAAGCGAGATAAAGAGATGACAGCAGATTACACACGAAAGACGCAAGAAGTAGCCGAACAACGCAAAAGTTTTGAATCATTAGACAAAGTTATAGCTCCAATGAGACAGCAAATTGCAGCAAGTGGTGTAGGAGAAGCCGAATATATCTCCAGATTACTTAATGCAGATATGGCACTCAGAAATAACCCAAAAATGGCAATCAAACAATTAGCACAAGGTTATGGTATTGACCTTTCATCAATCGAAGAAACTGTGGATTGGAATGATTCCGACCCACAAATCACCCAATTACAACAACAAAATCAAGCAATCCTTGCAGAATTAAATCAGTTTAAACGACAAAATCTGCAATCTGCTAGACAACAGACCGAAGCTCAAATTAATGGTTTTGCTAATACTAAAGACGATAAAGGCAATTTAAAATATCCTCATTTTGACAAACTAAGAGTTAAAATGGGTAATTTAATTGATGCAGGAGAAGCAAAAGGATTAGAAGATGCTTATGCTAAAGCTGTACGATTAGATGATGAATTGTATAAACAATCTTTAGATGCACAAAGAAAAAGTGCCAAAGCTGAAGAAGATGCGAGAAGAAAGGCAGCAGTTGAAAAGGCTAAAAAAGTTCGACCTAGAACAGCTACTGCACCACCTTCAGGTTCTGTTAAATCTACAGATTTAGATGCTTTGTTAATGGAATCAATTAGTAAAGCAGGGGTAACTAGATGAGTTGTGGGTTAACATTAACTTATAGAGAGGTATATTATGGCAACTTCGCCTAACAGTACATTTACTGAAATCGTTACTACTACTCTTGCTGGTTATTCAAAAACACTAGCAGACAATGTAACAAACAACAATGCCTTACTTCGTCATATTGATGCAAAAGGCAACAAGCAAGTAGCTACTGGAAGAACCATTGTGCAAGAATTAGAATACGCAACTAACTCAACTGCAAAATGGTATAGTGGTTACGAAGTATTAGACACATCTACATCTAATGTATTCACAGCAGCTGAGTTTAATTATAAGCAATTAGCTGGTAATGTGGTTATATCTGGATTAGAACAGGTCGAAAACTCAGGAAAAGAAGCAATCTTTAACTTGCTTAAATCAAGAGTAAGAAACTTAGAGAAAACATTAAACAATACTATGGCTACATCTTTGTATGCTGATGGTACTGGTACAGATGGTAAAGAACTAGGTGGATTACAGTTGATAGTTCCTGGTACAGTCGGAAACACAGTTGGTGGTATTAACTCTACTACTTACACATTCTGGCAGAACCAAGTGTATGATTTTAGTACCGAGAGTGTAACTCCTAGTGCTACTACTATACAAACAGCTATGAACACACTTTGGTTAAGCACTACAAGAGGAGCTGATGTTCCTGATTGTATTGTAGCAGATACAAATTACTTTAATTTCTATTGGAGTTCTTTACAGACTAACCAAAGATTTACAAGTGATGATAGTGCTAGTGCAGGGTTTATGAACTTAATGTTTATGAACGCACCTGTGTTCTTTGATGACCAATGTCCAAGTAATAAGATGTATTTCTTAAATACGGACTATTTATTCCTTCGTTCAGCTCAAGGTAGAGAATTTTCTCCTTTAGGTGAGAAGGCTTCTGTTAACCAAGATGCTATGGTATTGCCTGTAGTATGGGCAGGTAACATGACCTGTTCAAACAGAGCAAGACAAGGCATCATACAAGCATAATAAGGAGAAAACATTATGGCTTATATTACTGGAATGGACAAAACTGAAGTTAGTGATACAGCTACATTTATGGTCGGTCAAAAAGGCATGGATGCAGCTGGAAACACCTTCAAGTATGTTCAATACGATACTGGTGCTGGAAGTGTAGCAGCAGTAAGTGGATATGTTGCTTATTACTACGCACCTTCTGGTGCTTCTGCTGGTGCAGTAAATGTAGTAACAAGTGATTTATCTGATTCTAATGAGGTAGGTGCTGGTGTTTTACAATCTGCTCCAACAGACGGACAATATTGTTGGATACAGATAGGTGGAACAGCAACTCTAACTATTGCATTAACAGCAGGTGCTGATGGAGACCCATTAACACCAACAGGAGCTGGTGATGGTACATTAGATGTAACAGCAGCAGCAACTTCACCTGTGTGTGCATTTGCTATAGATGCTTCAGCTAAAATAATTGCTTGTCAATTTGCTGGTTAGAGCATTATAATCGTGGGGGTGTAATTCCCCCACACTAATAGGAGGTTAAGAATGGCAGGAAATAAAAGAATAACAATTTACAGAGATGCTACGGATTCTTTTGATTTAGTAGAAATTAAATTAATAGGAGACCCTAATACTGTAATTTATAAAATGAAAGATAAAGAGGAACAAATTAAACAAGAGTTTCCTAATGAGTACAATGCGTATTACAAAAGAAAAAAACCAGTTAAAAATACAAAAAAAGAAACACCATTAACTAAATTAAAATCTTTAAATATAAACAAAAAAAAGTTTTTTGAAATGGAAGGTATTAATTCAGTAGAACAATTAGCAGGATTATCTGATGGTGCTTGTCATGGTTTAGGTAAAGATGTATTAGACCATAGAAAAGAAGCTAAACAATTTCTAGCTGGTGAACATACAAAACCTCAACAACCTGTGGTGGGTGAATGACCTTACTTACAATATGTCAAAATGCAGCTAACGAGATAGGTGTACCTTCTCCTACAACAGTAATAGGTTCTACTGATACTACAAATATACAATTATTAGCAGCTGCTAATAGAGAAGGTAAAAATCTAGTATCTGGTTATGATTGGCAGGTATTAATTAAAGAAGAACTACATACAACACTTGCAGCAGAAAGTCAAGGAAATATGACAACCATAGCTTCTGACTTTTTACGATTTAGTAATGATACTATGTGGAACAGAACCACAGATAGAAAATACTACGGACCACTAAATAATGCACAATGGCAAAGATTAAAGGCAAGTGTGAGTAGTGGTATAACAAATTATTTTAGAATAAGAGGTGGTAAGTTATTATTTAGTCCAACACCTCCTGCTGGAGAAACAGTAGCATTTGAATACATTATTAAAAACTGGGTTGACACTAATGGAGA